GCCAAGCGTACGCAACCGCAAAAATGCAACTTTTTTGAAAAAGGAAAACAGAATGGCAAAAGGGAGACCCAGTAACAATGAAAAATTAGACAAATTGCGCGGAAACCCCGGAAAACGCAAGAAAAACATATCAATGTTGGTGCCAACAGACGGCGAGTTCGGTTTTCCTAAGTCGTTGAATCCAGAGGTAAAAACAAAATGCAAGCAGGTTGCTAAATATCTCGAAGACTCTGGTGCTCCGGTTGACTACTTGCGTGCTCGGTTTGAGCTATTTTGTCACCACCTGCAAACGGCGCACGACGCACTGGCATACTTAAGGCTTCGCGGGGTCGTGGTAGACGACGACCACAAAAACCCTGCCGCGCAAATCTGGAAAGATAACGCAGCCGCGGCGGTTTCGATTTGCCAGGACTTCGACAAGATTTTGAAAAATACCAGACCGAAGGAAAAACAAGTTGATCCAATGGAAGAATTTTTGAAAAACGGCGGGAAGGTGGCAGTGGTTAAATGATACATCCGACCACAGATTATGCTCAGAAAGTCTGTTCAGGCGAAATGCCAGTCTGCCGTTGGGTCAGTCTGGCATGTGAGCGGCATTTATCAGATCTGAAACGCAATGACGTTTTTTTCGATGAAGCGGCGGCGAGTCATGCGTTGACGTTCTTTTCCTTTGTCAGGCACTCCAAAGGCGAATGGGCCGGTCAACCGTTTGAGCTGGAGTTGTGGCAGAAGTTTATTGTTGGATGTTTGTTTGGATGGAAGCAGATTGGCGGGTTAAGGCGATTCCGGACGGCCTATATTTGCGTGAGCAGGAAGAATGGCAAAAGTACCATGATTGCCGGTATCGGCCTTTATTTGTTTTTTGCAGATGGTGAGCCAGGGTCAGAAGTCTATACAGCAGCAACGAAAAGAGAGCAAGCCGTCATCGTCCATTCCGAAGCAACACGCATGGTGAAGGCCTCCCCTGCGCTGAGATCGAGAATAAAGATTTTCAAAAATAACCTGAACGTCGAAACCACTTCATCTAAATTCGAACCGCTAGGAGCTGATTCAAAAACCTATGACGGCCTGAACGTCCACGGGGCGATAATCGACGAACTTCATGCACATCCTGACCGGGGAATGTGGGACGTGCTTGAAACGGCGACTGGCGCCAGGCGCCAACCGCTACTTGTGGCGATAACAACAGCAGGGTTTGATCAATCCGGTATTTGTTACGAGCAACAAGAATATGTCGAAAAGCTTCTATCTGGCACAATACAGGACGATTCGTATTTCGGCATTATTTACACACTGGACAAAGAGAAAAAGGACGCTGACGGAGTTGTTATTGAGCCAGGGGACGATTGGGCAGATGAATCATGTTGGATTAAAAGCAATCCTAATCTTGGGGTTTCGGTAAAAATTGACGACCTCCAGCGCAAGGCACAAAAAGCGAAAGAGATCCCTGCGGCACAGAATAATTTTCTTACTAAACATATGGATGTTTGGACTCAACAGGCAACGAGATGGATCAGCCTTGACCTTTGGGACGAAAACGCGGTTGAAATAAAAGAGTCCGAGCTTGAAGGTGCTGAATGTTACGGCGGCGTTGATCTTTCTTCGGTTTCAGATTTAACGGTTTGGGTTATGGGATTCAGGGGGAAAGACGATCCCGAAAGGATTGATTTTTTATGCCGGGTATGGTGCCCGGAGGCAAAACTATTCGATAAAAAAAACCGATACCGCGATCAATACCAATCATGGAAAAAGCAAGGATATCTCTACACAACTGAAGGCGATGCCGTTGATTATGATTTCGTTCGTTCAAAAATTGTCGAAGACGCAAAAAGATTCAAAATTCAAGAAGTACGGGTTGACAGGCTTTTTCAAGGTTATGAATTTTCGATTAAGCTGGACGAACAGATTGGAGGGAATGAGAAAAGCCCGAAAGTGGTAGCTTGCGGCATGGGTTATTTGTCTATGGCCGCACCGTGCAAGGAGTTTGAAACGCTTCTCTTGAAACGAAAACTAAATCACGGCGGAAACCCGATTCTAAGATTTTGCGCGGATAATGTTTCAATCACTGAAGACCCTTCCGGAAATAAAAAGCCGAACAAAGCGACAAGCCAGGGGAAAATTGATGGCATTATCGGAATGTTATTGGCTATTGACGGGGTGATGCGATCAAAACCGCAAACAAAATTGAGGATGCCGTTTTTGGCATAAGGAGGCGCGATTGCTTTGCCCTGTCTGTTTTTTTAAAAGCATTGAAACAAGATTGAGGATTAAAGATTCCCGCGCTTACGGTCCATTTACGCGCGGCAGGCAATACTTATGCCCGAAATGCCATTATACAACATGGAATTTAGAAACCCTCCAAGAAATAAAAATTCAGCAAAAAGAACTCCGATCAAACTAAATTCTATATGTAGCTATATATAGATTTTACATATTGCACATGTCAAATATTCATATAATGCTACCATCATATGAAGCAAATCAATAAACGCGACGTTTTTATTTTCGTTGGTATGGTTCTTATAGGGACGGGCCTATGGTTTTGGTTTGGCTTCGGGCCTGCGTTATCTGTTCCGGGCGCCATTATCGCCGCACTCGGCATTTTTGGGGGTGACTAATGGGCCTTTTCCCGAGGCTGGAAAGCAGATCAAGAAGCGAAGCGAAAGCCGGTTTAGATGTTTACAACGACTTTTGGTATGGGCTTGCCGGGCATGAAACAAAATCAGGCGTTACCATCACCGAAAAGCAAGCGCTAAAATACCTCACCGTTTTTTCTTGTGTCAGTCTTATTGCAGGGGATATCGCTCGGCTTCCATTGATTCTATACCGTAGATCTCCGGACGGCAGCAAAGAGCGAATTACCGACCATCCTCTATATTATTTGCTCCATACGGCACCCAATCCGGAAATGAACTCTCATTTATATAGAGAGGCATCACAAGGGCACCTTTTGTTGTGGGGAAACCATTTCAGCGTTATAAGCCGGAACCGATACGACAAAAGCATTTCATCGATTTGTCCGATAAACGACCCGGGCGCCGTAACAGTCAAGCGTGACTCCAAAAGACGCATAGTCTACGAGTTTCTTGATGCTGACGGCAAACGGCAAAGCCTTCCAAAGGATCAAGTTTTCCATATCCCTGGCTACGGATACGATGGGCTTGTCGGTCTCTCCATGATTGGCCTTGCCCGCGAAGCGATCGGGGTAGCATTGGCCGCTGAAGAGTTTCAGAGCAAGTTTTTTGGTGAGGGCACACATCCATCAATTATGGTTACGATCCCACCTGAAATAAATCTCGGCGACAACGAAGAAGCATACCGGCAGAAATTAAAAGATACCATTTCAGGGTTAAAAAATGCTCATGGAATAGCTGTTTTTAACAACGGTGAAAAGGTCGAAAGACTCACAATGAGCATGACGGATGCTCAGTTTTTGGAGTCAAGGGACCACCAAAAGACTGAAATTTGCGGCTTTTATCATGTTCCGCCACACAAAATAGCGCTTCACGGTGCAAATTCAAATTACAACAATTTGGAGCAGGAAAACCAGAGCTATGTTGATTCCTGCCTGATGCATTGGATCAGCCGGTGGGAGAGCTGTATAAACCACCAGCTTCTTACCGTTGAAGAGCAGAAATCCGGCCTTTTCTTCGAGTTTTTGGTTGATGGCCTTCTCCGTGGTGATTCTCAAGTCAGGGGTGAATTTTACAACCGGCTTTTTAACATCGGTGTCATGAGTCCGAACGATATCCGCAGCAAAGAGAATATGAACCCGGTTGATGGCGGTGACCAGAGATTTATCCCGCTCAATATGGTTCCGATGGCGCGCGCAGATGAGGTGGCAACAGCTCTTATTGCCGGGAAAGCAAAGGATAAACAGGATGGAAACAACCAGCAAACCAACACATGACAGCAGGGCCTTTGATTGTGAGTACCGGGAAGCGGACGGAGACAAACCTCCGATGCTTGTAGGGTATGCCGCACGGTTTAACGAGTGGTCCGAGGATTTGGGGTGGTTCAGGGAACGGATAAGGCCAGGCGCTTTTAAAAAGGCGCTAATGTCATCAGACGTTCGTGCGCTTTATAACCATGACTCAAATCAATTGCCTCTTGGGAGAACCCCAAAAACATTACGAATCGAAGAAGATTCGAAGGGACTGAAGGTCGAAATCGATTTGCCAGACACCCAAACGGCCAGGGATCTAATGACCAGCATTAAGCGGGGCGATATTTCCCAAATGTCTTTCGGTTTCGCTGTTGCTGATGCCGGGGACGAATGGCTTGAAAAAGACGGTGAAATAAAACGGACCATCACCGAAGTGAAAGAGCTTTTTGACGTTTCTCCCGTTGTTTTTCCTGCTTACAAATCAACACGGATATCGGTTAGGACCGCTGAAAAGGTTGAAGAAATCAAAAAAAATTCCGCTGAAACACGCGGTGTTACATCGGAGGAAGATAAAAGCCTCCGCGAATATGAACAATTAAAAGAAATTGCCGAAATGGTCGAAAATTACGGAGGTTTGCGAAAAATGAAAAGATTAGAGCAGTTACGCGCTAAGTTTGCAGAAAAAAGAAAACGATCTGAGGAATTGAGGGCGGTAGATACCGCCGCGATGACTCCGGAGCAGGCGACAGAGCTTCGTTCTGTTATCGTTGAACTGAAAAGCATTGCGGATGATATCGATGCTGAAATTCAGGCGCTTGAGATCGAGAGCAGAAACCAAACAACGGAAACCGCAGCTAGCGAAATTACAATTTCAGTTCCGGATCAGCCTATTTATCGGGGTTCTCCGGCATCCGCCCTTGGGCAGCAGTTGCTTGACATTCGGACTATTTCACGGCCTGACGTTCACGCCGCTTCAGAAGTTACGGAAGCCCGCAGCCGTCTTGATCAAACCGAAAAAAGAAACTCCGAACGGTTCAAGCTGCAAGGAAAAGAGTCACGCGCGGCCAGCACCGGAGGTTTTACGGTAGGACAGCAAACCGATGGCGGTTATTTTCTGCAAGGCGAAACAGCCATTGACCTTATGACCACCGGGTTCAACAACTCAGAGGTTCTTTCCCGGTGCGCGTCCAGAACATTGGCTGCCGGAACTCAGTTTGTAGAAATCTACGGCATTGACGAGACCAGCCGGGTTAACGGATCAAGAAGCGGTGGCGTAAGCGTTTACACAGCTGCCGAACTCGATGCTTTCACTGCCAGCAAAACGAAATTCAAAAAAATTCGAATCGAGCCAGCAAAGCTGACCGGACTTTACAATGCTTCCGGCGAAGTTATGCGGAATGTCACTTTCCTCGGGCAGGAAATGCGGCAGCTTTTCGGAGAAGAATTTGCATTCAAGTGCCAGGATCTTGTCATTAACGGTTCCGGCGCCGGCGAAGCCCTTGGAATCCTAAATGCTCAGTGTAAAATCGCAGTAGCAAAAGAAACCGGGCAAGCGGCAGCTACCATCATGACGGAAAACATTCTGAAAATGGAATCCCGTCTATGGGCAGAGGGTCCAAACGTTGTTTATTTGGTAAACAGGGAAACCAAACCGCAGCTTTCCACTATGTCAATTGCCATTGGAACCGGTGGCGCCCTCGTTCCGCTTTACAAGTCCGATTTCTACCAGGGCAAACGCGTGGCAACGCTGAACGGGCTACCTTGTATTACGATCGAACAGGCGGCGGCGCTCGGTACCGCAGGCGATATTATCCTTGTGGACCTCTCTCAGTACATCACAGCGAACAAGGGCGATATCAACGAGGCAATGTCGATTCATGTGAATTTTATTTACGATCAAGAGACATACCGCTTTCTTTATTACTTCGATGGGCAGCCAAGATGGGCATCGGCGGTTACTCCTTACAAGGGCTCGGCAACGGTCGGGCCGATTCTAACTATTGCAGCCAGATAATAATAACCAATTTAGATAAAAACCGGGTTTATTAGGAGGTTTACAAGATGAGAGACGATTTGATGCAAAGCCTGCATTTCGTTAAGGGGCTTGACCCCGTAGCTGATGCGTTTGCCGGTACTGTTTATTCTGATGTTGTAAAAATGGACAATTACCAGTCATGCGCGTTTGTTGTTTACGCCGGAGTTGGCGCAAGCGGTACCAGCACTTTTACAGTATCCGCTTGCCCGGATGCAACGCCTTCTACACGAACGGCCATTCCATTCAAGTACCGCGAGATTACAACCGGAGACACAGAGGGCGCAATTACCAATGCGACCACTTCCGGATGGCTCGGAACGGCCGGATCAAGCAAACTCTTCGTAATTGAGGTAGACAGGGCCGATGTCGCAGCGGCAAACAGCAACGCAGGATATGAGTACGTAGAGTTGAAGGCTGTTGAGGGGACAGACTCGCCAGTGTTGGGCGGCGTTTTGGTTATAATGGGCAATGGCAGATATGAAAGTTCCATCAAACCGACGGCGATCGTTTAAGGAGGGAATAATCAATGCCTGCTTATAATCCTTCAACAATTGCAAAACTCGCCGACATAAATATGGGAATCAGGGTTGACAAGGAAGCGACCGCCGTCACTGGCATTTCAACAAAATCTCTTTTTACTGTTTCCGGCGGAAACTGCATGATTCTTGGCCTCATCGGCGAGGTTACAACGATCATGGAAACCAAAACAAACAACACGAAATATATTTCCACTCCTACTGTTGGGAGCGCTCAAGACATGTGCGCGGCGGTTGATATTACCGCGCATGAAGTCGGCGGGCTTCTGACAATTACCGGAGTCATCGCTACGGCAGCAGTAAAAGGCAATGCCGGCGCCGGGGTGATGATGACAACGCCGCAATGTGTAGCTCCAGGGACTATCGGCCTTAATACGGCAGCGAGTTCAACAGGGGCTTACAAGTTCAGCATTTGGTATGTTCCGCTTGAAGACGGCGCTTACATATCTGCCGCTTAATAATGGGGGTGCCAAATGACTGTAAGACAAAATTCGGCCATTAAAACGTTCATCGGCTTATCAACCGATGACAAGCCTTCAGACGCACCTCAGGGGTCAACATTTCATTCGGTTGATACCGGAGAACTGTGGGTATTTCACGATAATATGTGGTCGCTTGACTTGCGACTCAGCAACGCGCTGAAAATGATTTAATAGGAGAACAGGCAATGTATGCAAAAACTGGTTTGATAGTTTCATCTTCAGGCGCATCCAATCCGCTTAGAAGCAACATTGACGGGGCGCTTGTCGTGGCTCAGTCAGGAGGAAAATACACCGAGGCCGTTAGAGAGGGGCGAGTATTTGTTGCCGCTAATCAAGCCGCAGTTGCCCTTACCGCAGCTATGGCAACCACATATACCGGGCTTGTTTTGGCGAATCCTTCAACGTCTAACAAGGATATCGTTTTGCTTCGGTTAGGGTTCACCTTTACCGTTGCTGTGCCGACAGCTACCGTTATCGGGCTCATGACCGGTGCCGGCACATCGGGCATCGCCTCAGCCATTACCCCGAGAAACCGTTATATTGGCGGGTCTGCTGCCGTTGGAATTGTTGACGATGGCGCCACGCTTCCAGGAACGCCGGTTCTCGAACAGGTATTCGCTCAGGGCGGCACAGTTGCAACGACCGGGCAGGCTGTCGGGAACGTTTCTGAAATTGATCTTGACGGGTCCCTCATTGTCACACCCGGGAACTTCGTTGCGGTTTATTCGTTTGCGGCCTGCACAGCGTCCTTTATCGGCTCTTTCATGTGGGAAGAGGTTCCGAGGTAGTAAATGATAACACGTCTGATAACAGCGCCAGCGGTGTTGCCGGTATCGGTAGATGATGCAAAGACTCGATCGTATGTCGACTTTGATGTCTATGACATGGATATCGAATCTATGATCGCCACAGCCACAAGCATTGCAGAAAAGAAAATGCGCCGGAAGCTGATTACTCAAACGTGGAAAATGTGGATTGATAATTGGCCGGCTGGAGATATAATTCTTCCGTTCGGCCAGTTGCAAAGCGTAACTCACGTAAAATATACCGACACCGCGAGCGTGCAATATACGTGGTCATCTGCTGATTATTTGGTTGATATCGACAGTGATCCTGGCCGAATTATGCTTGGATACGGGGAAAGCTATCCATCTGAAGAGTTGCACCCAAAAAACCCCATAGAAATACAGTTCGTATGCGGATATGGCGCTGACAGTGCGGTTCCGGATCAAATAAAAGCAGCGATATTGCTTGAAGTAACCAACATGTTTGAGCGCCGAAACGATTATAAACGATCATCAGATGCGCTTTTGTCGCCGTTCATTTTGTGGGGCGCGCCGGCATGATAAAAATTGAAACAGGATCGCTTAATAGGATCATTTCAATCAAAAGTAAAACGGATGTATCCGATGGCATGGGCGGATTCACTTCAACATGGGGGACAAGAATCGGGATGGGTTCTGTTCCTGCTGCGATTTGGCCGGTAAAAGCAGTTGAGACAGAGCAAAGCATGGCCATAGTCATGAACGTTTCGCATCAAATTAGAATCCGATACCGATCTGGAATACTGCCATCCGACCGCGTTGAATACGGGACGAGGAATTTCGATATTGTTTCGATTATAAACAAAGAGGAAAAGAACGTTTTTCTTGATTTAATGTGCAAGGAAACTCGATAAAATGAGGCGCTATCGCGGTTCGAGCATAAAAATAGATTGGAAAGACGATGA